AAGTTTTTCAAGGCTCCCTTTATGCTTGAGGAGCCTTTACCAGTGCTCTCAATTGCCCTGATATTCTCATAACCTGACCCCTGCCAGTAACCAAGTATCTTTTTTTCGTCATAATTCAACGAGTCGACCCATTGTTTCCCTGTCAATTCCCCACCTGGTTTCTCAGCAGACGGTTTAGAAGGTGTTGTCATAGGTTTTGCTCTTGGTTTCGGGACTTCTCTGTGAGGTACTACTGGCACCCAGGCACATCTACATCGCGGATGAGCCGTCATCCTCCCGTGCGCCTCGCTCATCTTGAATCTCTGACCGTTCAGATCCTCGCATATCTCACAGGCACCGGCTGAGGCACACCATTCCACTTCTTCCACTTCGGCTTCCTCGTATCCCTCAAGAGTTCCCTCGTCAACAGCGTTGGCCGATTCTGTCCGTGATATTGTCTCTGCTCTTCCTCGGTGCATTCTGCGGGCATATACGTCTACCCGCCGGTCAATCTCTATTTGAGACAACTCAGGCCTGTTAATGATCAGCCACTCTTCCCGGTTGGCCACCGAAATCATCTGTCTCTCGGTGAGCCCAACCAGCGGCCTGATCTCTTTGGCTATTTTAGGCATGGCCTTGCCCTCTTTAATCCCCCTTGCGACAATAGCTTTGATACCCTTGCGAGTCTCGTCAGTGACTTCCCTGACCAGTTTAGCGCAGTGCTTCTCGGCCCAGGCCACACTTCTGGGATTCAGAATGTCAAACGAGCCCTCGATGCCGGCGATGGTGAAAGCCTCCTGAGCCCCGTTCCCCAGGACTTTCAGCAGGGCGGGCTTCAGTGTGCTGTGGCCATTGTCCTGAATCCATTTCCAGTCGGTCAGTTCAGTCGTAATGTCAAGAGCTTGTTGCTTGGCGAACTTGCGGCTGAGGTCGCTGACGATCTTGGCCCGCATCGCCTCAAGCCACTCGTTGACCTTGGGCCTCAGATACTTCTCATTTCTGTCCATTAGCCGTCTGACCCGCCCGGCTATGCGGCCCCGGCGATCCACTTTTTCAAAGAATTCCGTGATCTCTTGGTTAATAGTTTTTAACTGCTTAAGACTTATCATCTGCGGCCTTCTCGATTCTTTCTTTCAATTTGCCCATTTCGCCCATAAACTTAATTTGCTCCTTGTCCCGCTTCTCCAGCTCCGCCTCACCAATCTCAACCAAAGTGCTGCTCATGTAGAACCTGTCCCCTCCGGAATAAGGCTCTCCCAGGTCAAGACGGTTCCTTGCCTCATTGGGCGTCATTGCCCCATGTTCGATCAGGGAATTATATCGGTTGACCTCAGCCTCCAGGTCCCGGAGATCCATATCGTTGAACTTGAACAGATAAGAATGGCAATCGAGACCCTGCTCAATGAGCTGATTGTTGATGATGTCCTCAAGATCCTCCTGCAATGGCTCAACTACCGATTGATTGTAGATGACTGTGGACTCCTGGATGTTGCTTCCGCCGAGTTTTCCTACGATGTTGATCCCGATCCGGTAGGCGGGCATAGAATAGGCGGCCAGGACATCTTCTCTTAGGACTTGCTGGTAGACCCGGAAGCTCCCTTCTTTGACATCCACTGAGAGCGGCTTGAAAGTAGCCGTCCCTCCCTCCGGAGTTTGCAAGACTAAAGTCTTATGCGCATTCTCACTTCCCTTGACCTCGGTGTTCAGGAACTTGGTGATCATTCCCTGGGCATCGTCCTCCCACTCACCAGTTAAGGTGACAAGATAAGCTGGTACACCATAATTTGTGAAGAAGGAAAGATTAAAATCACGGATCCCTATCAGACCGAGGACCGATCCGACCGCGGGCAGGACGTTGGGTACGCCGTAGTAGTCATTTTTCGGATAATTAGTCTTGCAGAATATCAACTCGTTGGCCCGGTCCTCCAGGCCATACTCGCCCTTCTCGCCGCTCTTGCTTGAGAAGTTCTCCTCCAGGCCAAATTGCTTGAACCAGACCTTTTTATTGACCCCACGCTTCTGGCGAAATTTCTCTCTCTCGGTATGCACCCAGAGAGTGTAAGCCGGAACGTGGTAAATCTCGCTCACCTTATCCCCGTTGTTCCTCACTACCTCAAGGGCAAAGTATCCTTGCGTTCCCCAGTCCACCAGGAGCGATTTGCAGATTTTCCTGAGCGAGTCCCCCCTTTCGTTTGGTCGATGTAGGAACTCCTCAATCGTCTCTTTTTCCTTCTCATTCTCCTTGGCTCCCTCTTTAAGAACCAGCCTCCAGCCTATTCCCGCCACGTCCATGGCGATCTGGTTAACCGTGGCGAAGAATATTGGGTTCGACTCGTACAGAATCAGGTATGAGTCAGGCGGGTATGGACGGGCCGCCAGTCCCTCGGTCTCCATCCATTTTTTTTCTTCTTCAATTTGCTTGGAGGCCTTCTTAATCTCAAACTTTTTCAAGGAAGGAAAAGGGAGTATAGTCCCCTGGTCAGTAGTAACGAAGACATGACCTTTCCTTACTTCCTTTTTTTCCACAATAGCTTTCTTGCCAAAAATGCTCATTTGATTTTCACCCCACAAACACTTTCCCTTTTCTTCTCGCTTTCACGCCCAAAAATGTGTAAATAGCGTACCTCATTGCATCCATTCCGTGGTCCTTCTCCTTCACCATGTCTTCCTTGGTCTTTAAGTTAGCCCAGATATAACTGGCAAATTCGTCTTCCGTCCTTATGGGCCTGCCTTCCATCTGAAGCCTTTGATCCACCTCGACCAAAGAATCCTCAAAAAAGAAAATTTGGTCGTTCATGAACTTGTCATAAACGGCTTCTTGCCCCGCCAGCCTGTCCTTTTTGGCCGGGATCGTGCGTATCCCGTTCTCCCTGAGAGTAGCCATTCCCTCAGCGTCATGATCGCAGATGACCTCCGGCTCGATCCCGTCAATGACGCAATACTTCTTGATGTCAAAAGAATGAGCCCTCACCGTTCTCTGAGAATGATAGATCTCCCGGTACCTGTACCACTTGTCATCCGGTGCCACGTACCACCACTGGCACACAAAGGGATGATCAAATCCGAAGTCCACTACGATCACCCGCCTGCCATCCCGGGGAATCTCGAAGCGAGGAATGATATGTTTGCCCGGATCGAAAGGATAAACCAGTCCCTCAAAGGAAGTCCACTTACCCTCGACGTATCTCTCCCGGTATATTCCTTTGAGCTGATTAAGTCTCTTCTGATAGCTGGGCGGGAGGTCAGGCAGGATCGTCCCCTCTATTTTGGCATAGCCATCCCTCGGTTGCATGTAAAAACGCTGGTATAAATAGTGGCTGGGTGCGCCGGGGTTAGTAAGCAAAAGCAATTGATGAAAAGGGACCGTAGGAAGACGCAGGCACCTAACTATCTTCTCATCAAAGTCCTGCTCATTAGTCTCCTTGGCCTCTTCCACCACAATAAAGCCGTATTCCCGTGAGGCCAACTTATTGACATCCTGGGTGGAATCCAGGCCGATGCCGTAGAACTCCGAGCCATTGACAATCTTCCGGTATAGCTCAGTGTCATTCTTCTCTATGACTGCTCCGGGGGGCAAAACCTTCTCAGTGAACCATTTCCACAAGGTAGGCTTCAAGTCCACTCGCTTCTTTCTTACCAGGGCCACACAGTTGTTCGGGTACATCGCGCCCATAATGTAGGCTTTCACTGCCCCGAGATGCGTATTATGCAAAACAGTAAAATCCTCAAGCAGAAAATAGCCATCACCATCAAGCGTAAAACCGATATAGTCTCCAATACCGCAAGGCGTAATACCTTTTATCCCATTCAATGAAGGATTTACTCGTTTGTTATAATGTAATACTTTCTTTCTTTTGACACGAACAGGAATATCCTGAGTATTACCTGATATTTGCAGCCTATAATATTGCCCTTCAAAACCTATTTTCTTTATCGTCTTTTTGCTTCTCCTAATAGAACATCTTAATCCAAGTGACCTAGTTAAATAACATACCTGCTCTGCTAGTCTCTTGTCTTTTTGTGTTATCTCATAGCAATTACTATCTAAAAACCCATCTGTATCTAGCAATCCGGCCAATAAAGATAACCGTGTTTCCCTGTCATTGTATAGGTAACCATCAGGGATATGCTTATTCCGGAATAGATTATACTCCTCAAACCATCTCCGCAATTTATTCCCCACCCCTCCTATATGCCCATTGGTATTGTCATTTATACGCCCATTTGTTATGATGTATCGCGGCACTTCATTGCCATAGGCGTGGATCTTTACACCAATATCCAAACAATCTGCATAGTCGTAAATGTAAGATTCGATCTCTGGGTCAAGAGTAGTTATTTCTATCCGGTCCTTACTACCATCACCAAGCCACAAACCTAAAAAATATGGGTCTATTTTGACGAACCTACTAGGAAAATTTATTGCAACTCTGTAACCGTATAAACACCAGCGCCAATGTTTATCTTTGGTTATGTATTCTTTAATTGGAATATTGATTATATCGGGACGTCTATCGCCACTTTCCGTCAGAAGCTGAGCACCTGACCCTCTCTTCAAAGTGAGAATATGTTCACTATTAACGGTATAATCCAGTGCTTTACTTTGGTTTACCGTATACATTTTATCTCTACCAAAATAAATCTGGGTTACTCTGCGTGAAGTAGAATCTATCCCCATCAAAAGGTCACCAGTTTTAATATCCGAAGCCCTGATTAATTTACCATCAAAACTTACAATTTTTGTATCTGGAGCAACACATTTCCCACTTCCCCACGGACCGCTGAAGAGCAACGAAAGCGATGTGTC